ATGTTGACCCCGCCCTTGCTTGTAATGCGCTTGTATTCCATTGCTTCCTCCTTCTTATCCCATATCCCAGGTATGTCCCTCCCGGATGTCCTGGGCATGCTCCTCATCCAGGCGGGCCGTGGCCGCCAGGAAGATGTCCAGCATGGCGTCCTTGACTTCCTCCACGCCCATTCCGCGTTTTACTGCCTCCGCTGCCACGATGGCGGCGAACACCCCCAGCATCCGGGCCATGTCCTCCATGCTCACGTCCGTCCCGCCCATCCGGATGGTCCCGTCCTCCCGGACCAGCTCTATCCGGGCTTGTGTTGGTTCCATAGGCCCTCCCTTAAAACTTCTTTTTTCCTATCAGCGTGTTGACGATGGCCTCCACATCGTCCGCGGCCCGGGCCAAGCCGGCCCGGCTGCTGCGCATGACTGCCTGGTACCCTTCGCACATCTCCTTCAGCAGACGGATGCGCTCCTGGTATTCCTGTATCTGTCCTTCCCCCTCCTGCAGGATGGCCTGGTAGGCACGGTTCTGCTCCTCCGTTTTACGCCTTGTCTCCTCCAGGCGTCCCTGGGCTTCCTCCAGGCGCTGGACCATCCGTTCCACATACAGCTTGTCCAGGTCCGGCCCGCAGCCAAGGTCCACCCGGTACAGGGTGATGACGTTGTGGTTCTCGGCATTGGCCAGCAGTATCCACAGGCCGTTCACATATACCTCCTTGGGTACCCGGTCCTTCCCGCCCTCCGTCCGGCCCGTATAGACCCGTTTCCCGTAACGCAGCATCCGGTTGATTTCTTCCTCTATCCTTTGGCTGTGCTCTGCCACATAGGCGGTTATCTCCAGCCGGCTGTCCCGGTCCTTGCACCGCTCGGCATAACGTTCCTTTGCGTGGTTGCTCACGGTATACATGGATGTTTCCTTTCCTGTCTCCATCCCTTCGTCCCTCCTTATTCATCCTCCGGCATGACATAGGTCTTGGGTGGGATGGCCACAAAGGCCGGCTGATGACGTCCGGTAACCAGGTCCGTCCCTCCCGTGCAGGAGATGTAATTTGACTGTTCCTTCAGGATGGCCTGGAGCACCTCTTTCGCCCGCTCCTTCCGGCGGTAAAACCCTAACGCAAGCTCCTTCCGGTCCGTCTTCCGGTTAAGCAGGAGCACGTAATCCGTCCGACCAGTACCCGGGGCTGCAATGCGTATCTCATCCATGGATTCCGTGGTCAGCAGCCGCTCCTTATTCTGTGTCAGTATCCACATGTTCCTTCCCCCCTTCACCATCCGGTTCCATGCCGGTCTCCTCCGGCACTCCCGTTACCATCTCCCTTATGTAGCTGTGCGGCACGTTGCAGTCCACGGCATTTTTCATCAGTTCCGCAGATGTGCTCTCCCGCATTAACCGGTAAAAATCGGAAAAGGTGACCTCCACCCGGTCCTCTTTTGAGAATGCATCCATTAGTGTTCCCATCTGTTTCTCCTTCCTTCCGGTATCCCGGAAATGTTACTTTTTCTCAGTTTCCATAGCCTTCCTAATGGCCCTTAACTCCTTCAGGATTTCAATTAACGCCTTCAGAATCTCGACCTTGGTCGTATACTCAAACATTGCCATAATTTCACCTCCATAACCATCCCGGCTCCTGGCCTTTCCTCTTCCGTACCGGACTCAGGACCTTCAGCCTGGTACCATCCCACAGGACCTTCAGCCTGGCATGGTCCCACTCCGCTGCCCAACTTCCACGCATGGGTTCCTCTATCCGTTCAATCAGGTAACGAGCCTTATACTCCCTGCCGGTATCACTATAATAGGCAATCAGCTGATGGTGACGGATATCCAGCAGCTCCATAAGCTCAAAGTTTCTGTACTGCCCCATGTACCTGCCATGGTCATACAGCCTGAAATAGGTTGGTCGCCCTGCCATACCGGTCCCCCCTTCCCCTCAAAACCAGGCCTCATCTACCGGAGCGCTTCCACCATGAGCTGGATGCCTGCCTTCATCCCGGCTATGTAGTTCTCTTCCTGGGCCCTTCCTGATAGCTCAATATCCATTTCCTCTAATTCGTCAAACGCCTCCAGCTGGCCTTTTTTTAATGTTTTCCGGAATCTCTGGTGGGCTTCATAGTTCTCCTTCATCCAGCGTTTATATGCGCGGGAATAGTCCATTCCGTCAGCCGGACGGAAATCACCATGGAATATGCGTTTAAAGAGCTTCGTATGTTTCCCTGGCATGACTACACCCCCTGTCCTGCAAATGCAAAACACTCCGTCCCGATTCCTTCCTCATCCAGGACAATCATCCCCTTCCCATCCGGGATACCAAAGAGTCCACAAGCCGCCCAGTTGCATCCAGACGTATCCCCCGCTTTCGGGGCCCCCTTTCCCGTATATCTTCCAAGGCACTCCTGGCAGGCACAGTCTGGTCCTTTGGCTCCGGCCTCCATAAAATCCCTGATTGATGCAATATGTCCGCACATGGGGCACTCAAACTTCCAATCCATGTAGTCCTTACCAAAACGTCTTTTTCCTTCCTCCCTCCATTCCTGGATTGTCATTATCTTATGCGTGGCATCCTCAACGACCTTGGTCGCTCCTGTGTGTAACTTAATTGTCCGTTTCATCTCCACTCTCCTCTCTTTACTATTCTATCCTATGGCTCCGGCGCACTATCTCCTCATGGTACTGCTTTGCATTCTCCGCCTTCCGGTCCCATAAGGCCCACATGCAATGCAGGACCCCCAGGAGGTAGGACTGGGCAAGGGCCGCATCCGCCCAGGACTTTTCATCCAGATAATCCTGGTATTCCCGGTATTTCCGGTCAAACAGCTGCATCAGTCCTTCCATCAGCTCAGCATCCCTTCCGGCGTATCCTTCTTCATCTGCTCCTTCTCTATTTCCCGGCGCACATGTTCCCCCAGCTCCAGGGTCTGCTTCAGCTGGACCGCCTCCCTGGCAAGCTGGCTTTCACGGAGAAGGGCCTCCACCTCCAGCTCCATCCAATCGGATTTTTGTTGCTGTGTAGCTGGATGCCCCAGGTAGATGGCCGTGGCTTCCAACTGCGCACATAGGAACCCCGCCATAGCAGACCCAAACGTCCCCTTACCTTCCTTATCCTTCATCCCCGGCCATCCTCCTTTTCCGGCTTCCGCTCCAGGATGGCCTTCATGGCCTCAATCAGTCCCTGGCACTGGTAATAGGTCAGCCATTCCACTGCGTCCACCCAGTACATCCGGTGGCACAGGGCACGGACCTGCCGCTCCTCCCAGCCCAGCTTCTCCTTCAGCTGGCCTATCTTTCGGCGCTGCCGTCCGGTCTGCGGGTTCCCCCTGCGCTCCGGCAGCCTCCCTTCCTGCCGTTTGATATCGTCCTTCTGTTTCTGCAGGATATGGCAGACATGGGACAGCTCCGACCGGTTCAGCTCACGGATGCTGTCCTTCCCGGTCTCACGGGCCACCAGCAGGTGCAGCTCCTCCTCGGTCAGCCCCAGCTCCTTTGATTTGGCTAACCCCCACAGGGTCTTGATGGTATACCTATATCCCGTTCCCATAGGCTTCCCCTCCTCCTGGCAGGCAGGGCACTTCCCTCCTGAGCCGGCTCCTGCGTTCCTGTAGGAACACAGGGATTTGGGGTCCCGTCTCCCTGACCTTTGGCGCAGCCGGTTCCCGCACCTCCGCGGAACTGGCCTTCAGGTTGATATCATAGGCTCCCAGCTCCCCAAGTTGCTGGAGGATATATCCCATGATGTCCGCCTCCCCCAGGTTCACCTTGTCCTCCGGGCATGTGTATGTGATGGTCAGTATCTTGCGTTTCATCGTCCATTCCCTCCCTACAGCAGCATCATGGCGGATGCCTCGTTGATGATTGTTTCCGTGATGGTCGTCTGTTCCCGTTCCCGCATCAGACGGATGATGTTGTTCATGGTCCGGTCAAACAGCCGGAAACAGCCGTTCTTGCTGTTCCTGGCCCGGCTGGTCAGCACCTCCATGGCCCTCTCCTCCACGCTCCAGTCCTCCAGGTAGCGCTCTACCTCGGCTTTTCCCAGGCCATGGAGCCGGTACGCAAAGTCCATACGGTTGGCAAACCGTTCATCATACGCAGCCAGGTGGGCCTCCAGGGACAGCTCCCCGGCCAGTACCATCCCCACCGCGGCCGAATCCATGATGGTGCGCAGCAGCTCAATCTTCTTGATGGTGTACTTATTGATGAGCTTGTCCGCCTCGTCCACTATCATCAGATACCCCCGGTTCACGTTGAAGAACTCACAGATTTCCTCCAGACGTTCGTCATTCGTACCGTAACGCTTTGGCAGGCACAGCTGCTTCTCTATCCGCCTTACCAGGTCCCGGCAGCTCATGGACTCGTTGCACTCGATGTAGATGACACGGGGCAGCCTGGCGTACTGCTTCAGGCTGTAGGTCTTACCGTAGCCGGACCGCCCCACCACGATGGCGCTTCCCTGCTGCTGCTGGCACAGGTTGCAGATGCCTACTATGTTGATGTAATCATCGGATTCAAACACATCCGGCTTGCTTCCCATCCGGGGCGGCGCTTCCTCTTCCAGCAGCGGCTCCTGCTCTCCCGCTTCCTCCGGTTCTTTCTGGGAGGCAAACTGGCGGGCAATCTGCTGGGCATACTTATCTGCCACCTGCGGTTTTTCCTGCCGGAAGGCTGCTTCCTGTTCCTCTGTCTCCTCCAGCCACCTCTCCAGACGTTCCTCCAGCTTTACTGGCCTGCTTGGATATTTCCCGTTTAAGTACTGGCTCAGCATGGAGCGGGAGCACTTCATCCCTTCCTTATCAAATTGCCAGGCCAGCTCCGCCTTGTTCATGTTTATGATTCTTAATCTGAGGCACACACGTTCTGCCAGACTTTTCATTTACGATACCCTTCCTTTCCGTTTGATTGGTTTATGTGTTGGACTTAACCCATGTTACGCAGTTTCTCCAGCGCTTCGCGGCCCTGTCTGGCGATATATTCCGACTGCCGCGCCGCCTTCCTGTGTTCCCGGTAGCTCTCCTCCTTCGGCAGCGTGATGACCTTCCGGCTGTTCCCTGCCCCTTCTATCATCATGCTTCCCACGATGGTGTTGGCTTGGGCCGCGCCGGCAATCCGTTCATCCAGCGGGCATCTCATTTCCTTCAGCTTCTCACGCACATCCTTCATCTGCTGCTTCTGGAGCCGGATGTGGCGTTCCAGCGCCTCCTGTGGGACCTTGTGGGCAATCTTTAACAGTTCCTGGCTCTCGGCCTCACAAATCATATGGCCGTCCTGGGCGTCAAACACAAGCAGCCGGGTCACGTCCTCCGGGTCATACTTGATGTCCACAGGCTTGTCCATGTAATAAATCAGCTCCGGATGGTTATAGACCTGGCCGAATTTCCGGATTCCCACGTTATATACCCGTGCCCGTTCTGACTTCATCAGCTGCAGCAGGGCAAAGGATTTTGGCGGCAGGGCCTTCTCATACCGTTCCCCTTTGTCAAACAGTTCCTGCGGGGTACAGTATGTTTCTCCCTGGTTTTTCAGGCCCCTGTGGACCTTCACCGCATACACGTTGTGCAGGTAGTGGCTCCACTTCTCATAAAACTCCTCCATGGTCAGCAGCTTCCCCTGTTCAAGCATACGCTTGATGTCCTTGTCAATCTTGGCGCTGGTCCTGCTTCCTGTCAGTGTACCCGTGTAACTCTTAAACCACCGGGAGAATCCATCGCATACCGTCTTAAACAGACGCTCTATTTCGGATTTACTCCATGGCTCATAAGGACGGCTCCGGTGGAAGTCCTCTATCCCAATGGTGTGATAGAATCCCGCTTTTACCTCCTCAAATCCGGCATACCGTTCTGTTTCCTCCCGGGTGGGATAGCGTCTGACGCCGGTCAGTTCCCTGGAGGTATAGTCCTTTCCGTTGTCAATGTTCAGGTATTTCGGCATCCCTCCCGGGGTTCCGTACAATACCTTAATCAGGGATTGCTTCAGTATCTGGGCATTGGCATCCCGGCAGATGATATCCCCCAGCACCATGCGGCTCCTGGCGTCAATCCAGGCCACCAGCTTAGGCTTGATGGCCGTCACCTTCCCATTAGGCAGCTTATAGGAGACCCAGCAGTCAAAGGTATGTTCATCCCCCAGAAGGACCTCCATGACCTGGAGGGACCGGGTATCGCGCAGGGCCTTCACCATCCGCTTGTTCTTCCACGCCCTGTCACCTTTGGCTGCAAGGAAATAGGCGCTTTCCAGCTGCCCGTCTGCCATCAGGTGGGAGATGTAACGGCATACACTCTGGTAAGATGGGATGGGCCAGCCATTGGCCGTACCGATTTTCAGCAGCTTGTCATACAGCATCTGGCGCTTTCCTTCATTCCGGGCAAAGTCCTTGTCGAACCAGATGTTGTGTATCTTCTGCTTCACTTCCGGCGTAAAGGTGGGGAAGGTATTGGAATCCTTGGGTTTCCGGCACAGGCACAGGACCTTGTAATAATCGTAGTTGGCCCCGGTCTCCCGCAGCATCTTCAGGGCCCACCCTGCCGCCTCCAGGTATTTGTCCATGTGGCGGTACAAAGTCCTTTGGCTCATTCCCAGCTCCGCCGCCTTACGGATGATGTACTCCGTCTTGTCTGCATCCGAATAGTTGATGATGTCCTGCAGGAGCCGGGACAGCTCCACCGCCTTGTAATATGCCTGGCTGTGGTTCTCTATGTACCAGTTCACATCGGTATCCAGGTACCAGGGCTCCTCTGGGGGCAGGTTCTCCATCACGATATCACTTCCTTCTTCCGTATCTATCTTCTTCATGGCCCGGTAGGCCTTCTGGGCTTTGGGGCTTAGGTCAGTAAGTTTGATGTATTTTCGCTCTTTTCCACCAGATAAAATTTTCTCTTTTCGTAACACAATTTCTGCATTCTCTTCTCTACGAGAAACCTGTTTCATAAAAGTTCTATATAACATCCCTTCTAAATCAGATGCATCTTTCATAGATATATAAATTTCTTCCATCAGATTTCCCCCTTTCTGTTGCAATTTGGCTGTTGGTATAGTACAATGCAGATGAGTATTTATCGGAACGCCCGACCTTCCCCCAGAAGTAGGGTGTTCTTCTTTTATGCAAGTCCATATCCAGCCCCCTATGCCACATCATTCTCATTTATTTTGAGAATTTTCAGCATTTGCTTCCGATACTTATACCCAGGCCTCTTTCCTTTCAGCATCCGGCACAGTTCTTGAGGGCTTGTACCCAATATATTTGCCAGCTGGACCTGGGTCATCTCCAATTCAATCAGACGCTTCTTGACAATCTTTCCAAGCTCCCTTGTCTTTACATCTGCCATCTTACTCACTCCTGTATAATCTTCTGGTCCGTTTCCTGTCTGTTCCAATCCGCTTAAGTTCCATTCTGCTTACCACTTCCAAAAACTCCCTGGTATCCTTTATCACCAGCCAGTTCTCTGGCTGCAGACCATGAAGTTTCATCTCCTTTTTCTGGCTTAAGGTTGGCTTTTTGCCATTTTTCATGAGATTTATCACCTCCGGTTTTATTCATCTGACCCTGTCAGGAAATGATACCCATCAATCATTAGGCAGCCATTAGGGCTAATCCTTACTTCAAGATTTGCCAGTATCCTACGCTCTATCGCACTTATAATTGTTACCTCAGCTGATTCAGCCGTCCCTTTTATATGGGCTGTCGCTGATTCATTCAAAATCGCTTCAACTATGTCTTTCATTTCCCTCTTTTTCGGTATGCTCAATGCTTTCGTCTCGCGTTGGACCAGCTTCATGATTTTGACAAGCATATCACTCCGCTCCGTTGCCTGGCGCCACTTTTTTTCAAAGCCTTCCTTTGGACAGCCCCGTTTCCCTTCTAAGGTGTATTCATTGATACGTTCGTTCTCGTCCACCCATAAATCTTCTAGGTATAGCAGTGCTTTATGCTTCCAGTCCTCTTTCTGTTCCTTCTCCTCTTCATCTGTTTCAAAGTATTCAAGGACTTCAGCAAACATAAACTCTAAGTTCTTTTTTACCACCTGCCTGTCAGCCTTGAATGCATCCAGTTCAACAGTAATCCTTATTCCTGATGATTTTATATTCCCGCGAGCGTCTATTATAGATGGTTTCTCAAATGAAAATTTCTGCGGGATGATTTTTATTTCCGGCATTTCAATCTTCCCCTTTCTTAAGGTCTTAATTTTAAAAAAATCACACGACAAAGCTCCCAACGTAAATAAGCAGAATGTAAGCTAAAATTGATGATACAAGCAGGATACGTTCAAGCATTGTATTACGCCCTCCAAACAGTCCCCAATCACTCCACCAGGAATCAATCAAGACCACAATGGAAAGAGACATGGGCCATAATAAAATAGATATTATTTCACGGACTGTCATATTCACCTCCTGTTACATCTTACTTAATTTGTCAACT